TCGCCGCATTCGGTCGCGGTCTGTGATTCCGTTTTTCGTAATCGCAAGGGACTTGAAATCAAAGCATAGTGCCGAAGGTCTATCATAACCGCAGTCTTTCGCTTCTTCTTCGGGGTCATAATATGGTTGGTCCACGACTAATTTCAATTCATCTAGGGTTATTGATTCCCACTCACCCCACTCATTATAACCGCCGTAGCACTTCACGCGGCCCCATAGATAGAAAGATTCACCTCTTACCCAATCCGACTGATAATCATAATAATCGTATTGCCCTAATTTGATTTCTTCATTTTGTGTCTCGCTCATTAATCTAAGGTTAGCGAGTTAGGCATATATACTTATTGATTGGGCATTCTGATGCATGACCTAAACATGAACCCCCAAAGTATATAAGGGGTCAACATTCGTGACTAATGTTCAGGCCGGCGCAAAATGGTGTTTTTTCTGCACCTATGGGAATGTAGGATACTTAGTGTAAAAAATACACTTAATGTGCATTTTGTTATTAAGTCACATAATAAAATCAGGTTTTACCTTTGCACTAAATGAGGTTAAAACACTTAGTGCATTAATGACACTCGGTGTTAATCTCAACACTTAGTGACGCAAACTTTATATTCTCCGCACAACTTTTCCTTGACCGAAAGGTTCATATAGTTGGTGTAAAAACTACACCGCCGCAGTCCATCGTTTTTCGTAAAATGCCTATTTCACGCTCTAAGGCCGGCCTAAACGGTGATTTATTCCGACTTGCTCGCAGTATAACGGTTTTCATCTCAGAAATCTTTAAGTCGAGAAATCTCATGCACGCCTTATATATCTTACGACACTTAGTGTAAAAAGTAAACTGCACCGGCAAGGGCTGACGGTTTATAGTCTTTTCCTTTCGCAAGCGTGCGCGAATCCTTAGCCCATAGTGAGAAGGGCGGTCAGCCTATAAAGGTTATTATTAGGGGGAAAATTCGCAAGTGTTATATACTTGGTTTCGCGTGCTTAGATTAATGGAGACTGACGCGCACACACGAAGAATGAACCGCATCGCCTTAGCATATGCAAGGGCCAACGGCCACAGGCCGAGCGACTTCAAAGACCACCTCGGAAAATTCGACCATATCGAATTTGAGAAGCACGAAGCCGGAGATTATCGAACACGGTTAGAAGGGGCCGAAATCAGGATTCAGGCCGTTAATGTGGATTATCGCAAGCGGCCCGAATGGGTGATTTTGAGCCGCCCCGTTTCGCCTTATAAAGTTGTGTGGGATAGAATCTCAAATCCGTTTCCCTCAATGACTCGCGCAAAATCTGAATTATTCTCTTACATGGCCCGCGATGGGTCGGCGGTATGGCATTGGGAGTGATATGAAAAACCTAGTATATATACTTTGAGTATCCGTGTTCGCAAGCGACCGCCGCGCCTTAGCGATGCGAAACCTAGTATATATACTTTGCCACGCGCAAAAAAATAAATACCCTATAAACCTTTCGCAAAGGTTATATACCCCTAAAAACCCCCTATATATACTTATCGAAAAGGTTATAAGGTAAAAAAAAGAGTATATAAACCTTGCGAAAAGGTTAATATACTTAAAAAAAGGTTATAAATGTTGCGAAAACTATATATACCCACAAAAAACAGTATATAAGGATTGCGAAAGATATATAACCTCTCTCTCTCTCATATAAAGCCTTCGGCGCGGGGGGGCGCGAGTCCGGCCCGCTTATACATCAGGCAGACACCCTATAAACTTTGCTACCTACATAAAGACTATAAGCGAGGTGCTGTTAGGGTATAATATGGGAACAAGTAAAAGAACCATAATAAGCGAAAACGACCTGAAAGCCATCCACAAGGATATTAGCACTAACTGTGCAATTTACACCGACCAAGTGCAATTCGGTGTAGAAATTACACTAGATAAGGTTTTGGAACTAATTAGAGAAAGGTCCGAACAATTCACAGTCACCGGCCTGACATCGGTAAGTAAAACCTAGTATATATACTTATCTCTCTCTCTTTCTCTCTCTCTCTCTCAAAAGGGGGTATATATAGTTTACGGGTGCGATTTTCCCGACCCAATCATCCTCAACGTATGGCTGTCGGCTTATAGTCTTTTCGTGGTGGTATCCTCGCTCGGCTTCGCCTCGCTCGGCGGCCGATACACCTTGAGATGTAGGCTTATAATGGTTGTTATTTATTGTATGATGCAAGAGATGAGCATCTAGGCGAGCCTTTATACCCTAGTATTAACACGGCGGGAACATGATGCAAACAAGCAACATGGTTCAGGCGGCGGAGCCTAACAACGCCGACATAATGACGGAAGCCAACATTGAGAAGGTCAGCGAGTGGCTAGATACCCTCGGATGGAAGAATACGGTCAATGTATTGCATAGCCTAATGTGCAACATGACCTCACAGGTGTTTTACACCACCCTCAACCACATCACCGAGAAGGCGCACCTACCCTACTACATTTGGGACCAATGGTTCGGAGATGCTGAGAATCTATTGTCGCTCAAATTTGACGCTATCGAGATGCTTTGGCAGTTGAAGAAGTGGACCAATCAGACCGGAACACCGGACCTACTACCGGCACTATTGATTGAGGCGGCCTACTTTGGGGGCAACCACCATCTAGAGGCAGCCGGATGCACCGATGAAAAGGGGTGGCCCATCAAGGTTCCTAAAAGGGCTTGATTCTCTCTCTCAAAGACGTAAGCCATTGGGGGCCGCCGGCCCCCGATGGTGGCCTACCCACGGTAGTATATAGTCTTTCTCTCCCTCTCTCTCTCTCTCACCGTAAGGTATATATAGAGTGGTGAAAACCCGCACCCATGATGAGAGGGGCTGTCGGTATATATACTTTGTGGGCCGCCCCCCTCGGCCCCCCGCACCACCTCATCCATGAGATGGGGGCTTATAGTCTTTACTAGGCGTTGTTTACCGTGTGGCGCAAAATAGGGGCCGCCGGCCCCCTGTTCGGTTGAGAAACCTAGTATATAGAGATTCCGTGTCCGCCCAACTCAAAAATCGCTCAAAAATGGAAAAAATAGGGGTTGGCGTGGGTGCGCCCTGTATGGGCTGATATGAAACCTAGTATATAGACTATGTGTATAGGACCACCCATAAGTATAAGAGCAAGCATGAAGACGGGGGGGTATGGCAAGCACAGAAGCGACCCAAGAAGCAACAAGAACGAACGACACCCCATGCGAACCATCATGCATAGGATACTGCCCCGCCTGTGGGAGTGTGGCATAATGCCGGACATATGGACCGGTCAGGGGTTCGATTATGAGGAACCCCGATATTGGGACTTCGCCTATGGCATCACCGAGAAGGATGGTGTCAGGGGCCTAGCCCTAGTAGGGTGGGGGGAACACCTTCCACTCAGGGCAGCCATGAAAAGGCTACGTGATGAGCAGCCTCATTATGAGTGGGCTACAAAGGCCATTCATGGCACTACTATCCGATACATCGCCCACCGCCTTAAGGAAGGGGGTGATGACGAATGAGGGGCATATGTGATGATGGTATTGCTTGCGAGCAAAGCCATCAAACTATACTCAATGAGTATGGTTCCTGTCCTGATTGTGAGGAACAACGCAACTACGAGAATGATAAGTTTCCCTTTGATAATGAAAATGAAGGGGGTGATTCTGCATGAGCCGCCCCTATTTTGGATTTGTAATCCGCCAAAAACCCTCTATGTGCGGCCCCAACACCGCTAACCACCTCAATCGATTTTCATAATTTTTTTTCAGAAATTTTTTTCAAATTTTCATCGGTCGCTACTATGCCCCTATATTTGCCGGTCTTATCCGTGAAAAATACACGCGGGTTGCCCTTCCAATTGCCGCCGTGATACTCATAATCGTTTTCTAACGGGATGTCCCAATTTCTAGTCCAAGTCTTTATGCCCTGTCCGTTTTCATACTTCTTGCCGCCAACCACAAGACCCTGTTTCTCATACTTACGAAGAATAGCACCCACGCTATACCCATTCAACTGTGTCCAATGGTTGCTGATATGTTCATTTGCGTGATATGCAATCTCGCTGCTTGTCAACGGGTTTTTAGCCCAATGACTACACAGAACCTTCTCTATCGCCAAACCATATACCTTTCGTCTAGACATAGGACCGTGCCTACGCCCATTTGGGTCTTGTCGATTAAACTTCTTACCCGTCACTCTACTTCTTGCCTTTGTTGCATCATTCTTTGGTTTTATACCTGTCATTCACTCACCTTCTCACTACTTTGCCGCCAAGACCGCCTGTGTCTCGGCGTTGTATTCCACTACTAACTCCCCCTGTCCACTCACTCTTTCTCATGGTTCCCATTACTACGGGCATATCGGGCGATTTATAAGAGAATTGGTCTAATGCGTGCGCCATAGCCATAGCACAGTCGTTGTGTCGGCCTAAGTCCATGATTTCACCCTCGCGCCACGCATGACTCTCCAACTCTTCTAATAGTATATTAACTTGTTTACGAGTAAAGTCATCACCATAGGGGAAGCATACTAACTCCCTTTCAAACCATACTCGCATTCTATTCAACAATCCCTGCTTCAAAGTCTTGTTGCTAACCTTGCTTTCACGATAATCCACTACTGCGCCCTTCTGACTAATCAAACTCTCAAACATCTGTTGGAAACCTACTGCCTCAACCGCAAACGCAGGTGTGCCATACTTCTTGCTCCACTCTATCATTACATCTGCTTGCTTCGCAGGGGGAAAGTCATTCCTACGCCACATATCAGCCAAGTGTATATACCCATCAGAATCCTGTTTGAGAACCACCATTACCGAGTAGTCCTGTCCCAAACCGTGTGCAGGGTCAAACCCTATTGCGTATTTATATCCTTCCATTTTGCCCTTGTCAAAAACAGTATCTAGGTTCATATTCTTACGAGTCAGATTACGTGGATACACAGAAGCCTCATCGTCAATCACCTTACATAGATACTCCTGTATGAAAGACAACTCACCCATCGCTTGCTTTTGCTCTAAAAGAAACGCAAGTGGTCTAAACTCAGGCCACAACTCTATCGGTTTGACGTTATCAGGGTCAGCCCTATACTCTTCCCAATTAGGCAAGGCAGACCATATACCTGTTTTCCACGTATCATTGTTTATCATTTCCGTGTGATACAAGTCAACCATACTCATAGGCGTGCCTACGCAATATATAGATGTGCCGGGACTCAACATCGGAGTAATCTTCTTCCTAAACCATTGTCTTATCTTAGTCCAATCCATATCACCGCTATCGTCAATAACGTCATCGAAAGCAATACAAGCCGGATGTTCACCACGGATTGCAGCACCAACAGAAGTAGCCCTTATCCATGCCCCGTTAGTAAAATGCAACTCCAACTTATTGCCCCTCTTCTTATGAAGATATTTAGACAACTGCGGATGCCTTTTCATATCCTCTCTAATTTCTTCAAGCCTTCTAACGGCCAAATCCTTGCTCGCTGAGAACAACCAACAGGTAAACGGCTTGTTGCGCCATCTTTCAAACAACGCACTATGCAATAGTTTTATCCTTAAAGTAGTGGACTTACTGTGGTCCCTCGGTGCAATCACACAAACTCGATGAACCTGTGCGTCACCCCTCTCGCCATACATATCCATCCATTCGCCAATATGGTCGCCCCAAGTATATCCCAACCACTTGTAAAAGTAGGAAACGTCTTTCCTAGAGCGTTCCATCGAGAAGTCTATACCAAAATTACTCATTCCACCACCGGAGCAAACAGGTTTCCTATCAGACCCAATTTCTTGTCTATTAAGTGTGCAGACAAACCCGGCCTACTTAGAATATAACCCTTACGGTGATGCCAACGGTCATTACCTGCCAAACTAGGCAACTGCACTACCATAGCACCACCCTTTTCTATTACAGATTGATGATGCAGATGACCGTGGAACCATATCTTGTGTTCACATGAACCCCATCGTTTCCACTCTTCCTTAGCCATAAGAGAAGGCAAGTCCATCCCCTTGACCCCATCACCGTGAGTAAACCCTAATAGGGTATTACCATAAGAAACATACTGCCTGATATTCGGGTCAACAGTCACGTTAACATCGTCTATTTTATCGTAAGATGCCTTGAGATACATCATCAAAGCAAGAGCAAGATGCCTGTCGTGATTACCACGCGCAAACACTACTTCAACAGGGCAAACAGTCCTAAGCATTTCAATATGCTCCTGTGCAAGCATACAACCATCCATAAACATTTCAGACGGACTCACAGACATATCCTGTGGTGTGCCTTTTGTTGTGCCACCCGTATCGTTATCGACATGGAACCAATCACTACCGGTAGCCAAGTATATCTTTTCAGGTCGGCTAGGCATACGAGAGATTAGATTCTGCGTTCTATCCATAAGTCTTTTGCGTGCTTCCTTTGTATCGTAATGATTACCCGTTTCGTCAATCCAACACGATGACCCAAAGTGTAGGTCAGTAGGAGATATAACCAAAGCATACGGACCCGCATCTTTCATCTTTATCTTCTTAACGCTTTTAGGTGGCAAATGCTTGTCGCCAATTGCCTTCATAAACTCATTATAGAATGTATCATCTAGGTTGCGCCATCTATTGGCATCCTTAGACATAGCGGCGTAATGCGCTCTTTTTGCCGTTTCCAAAGCAGCAGTCCTTTTCATCTCAAGGAAATCAACTACCAATTCTTCTTCGGTCATGTCAGTCATTTGTTCGTCAGTATATGGCGACATTGGGTGCTTCCAATGATTTACCCTAATGTAATCTTGCATCCACAAGATAGGGAAGCCAAAGTGCTGCGCCATCTGCGCTACTGTAAACCTACCGCCTTCGTCAGAATACCTTTTCTTCATTTCCCTGTGAGTGTCGCCGTCAATCTCTATAATTTGGTTGGCTTGCTCAATGAAAGTCAAATAGACATCGCGTGCCTCATCATAATACTTTTTATAGTTAGTAGGTGCTTTAATCGCGTGAGGAACAGCAATATCCTTTTGTCTATCCTTAGAATACTTGTGTCCGTTCCATTTGGTGTAAATTATTTGTCCACCACCGGCTTTCCAACGCTTTATTGCGCTACGCCATCCATTCACCGACCGTGTTGGCTCAATCTTGTTCAAAAATCGAGCAAACGCACTCTCACTCTCAAACGCTTCCGCATTTGCATACTTTGTTATCAGGTCTTGGCCGCCTCGCATTTTGACACGGCCTTTGTGTTCACGCCCCCCTGCCATTAATCTAACCTATTTACAAGACATACTTAAATGCTACGGTGAGCATGATTTATTTTAATCATTTAGTTGATTACTAAAAGAATTAAACGTGATACTGCGGCTCAACATTTTAATTCTTTTTTTATTTCAATAGTATTTTTAGATGTCGGCCGGCCTTTCCCTAAGTAATTACAGTAAGTATTTTAGAATAGTTAAAGTATTTTGGTCTATACTATAGAAAGAATAAAACAATTAGCGAACATTGGCGCAGTCTGCCTTTTTAATTTTTCAGTAAATTATCGAAAAAAAAGAAAAAATAAGGCAAAATGTTAATAAACACTCAATATTAGCAAGAAATATGTCCGAGCGTAAGTGGTATCAGGTTTGGAGAGGCACGGCCAAAGAGGAAGAGCCTTCTCTAACAAGAGTAGGAATGAAGAGAGAAGGATTTAAGGCGGTTGCAGGCGTGCCTGATTTGGTGCGAGATACAGAAAGACTCAACAAAGATAGTAATTATGACAATGAGTTTGATATGTATGACCTTATGTTGAAACTTGACCCCGAATTGAATGGGGCGGTTCGTGCAGTCAGTCTAACGGCTAACAATTATGAGATAAACTACTCTAAGGGTAAAAATGCAACTATCCGTGACACTATCAAAGAATTAGTCGAAGATACGCTAGACTTTGATGACATACTAATTACGGCTATGAGAAACCTCATGGTTTACGGAAACGACATAAACAAGATAGTTGGTAAAGAAGGCGATGGGATAACTGACCTACAAAGCCTACCTGTCAAGCAAATCACCATAGTCGATGAGCGAGGTGGTCTTGATAGCACCTTCGATGCTACTGAGGACAACCCCATTATACGCCCTACCAAGTATATGCTACGTGAGATGAAACTTAACGCGCGTGAGATACCCGCAAGTGAGATACTACATATCAAGATTGACTCACGAAGCAATTGGTTTGTTGACAACAGGGGCAGAAAGACCTACGGTGTATGGGGTGCTTCCCGATTTTCCGCGCTAAAGCAAGCGATTCGCATGAAGTATAACAGTCTGAACAACCGACTGTCGCTAGAGGATAGCATGACTAAGCAGTATATCACCATTGACAAGTCTGCTATAGAGCATATCCAAGACCCTGCCGAGCAAAACGAGCGTCTTACGCACATAATGGATGAAGTTATCAAACTGTTTGAGGGATTGCGCGGCGACCAAATACCTGTGCTACCACATTACGTTGATTTGCACCACGTTAACTTAGAAAACTCCCTACCAAATAGTGGCGACTTCTTGGATGCTATAAACGCAGATATAGCAGCCGTGCTACAAGTGCCGCGCGTGGCCGCAGGTCAGGAGAGGGGTAGCACTTTCGCCGCGACCTTTAACGCAAACCTATGGGCCGTGCAAGCAATCAGCCGAATGCATAGCATCCTAGCAACACATTGTAAGAAACTATTTTCAATACACTTAGACCTATTGGGTATTCCTCACAAGATGGCAGACCTACCTACAATCAGGTTTGACGCGATGGATAGTGAAACTCCGCTAAACGTCATGCAAAGAGCCACAATGGGATACCGCGAAGGAGTCCTAACCCTGAATCAATCACTTGATATGCTAAACCTACCCGCAGCAAAAGAGGGTGGAGATGAGCGCAAAAGCGATACACCGGAAGCCCCTGAAGAAGATGAGGATGAGGTAAATGAAGACTTGCCCCGCGAAAACTCGCAACCCGGCGCAGAAGAAAATATTGAATAATCATTTCTTTTGTGCTAATAGTATATGAGCGGAGATGAGGAACAGAACATCATTCAGGAACTAAATGCGCGATTCCAAGAATTGCGGACTTTGATGATTACGATTGGTTCAGTAATAGCCATGCTTATAGCAGGTCTAAATGAAATAGGATTCATACAATTTGCAGTAGACACATTAGTAGACGCAGTTGAGGATGACCCCGACCTAAACCCATACCTTGACGGTTGTGAAGAAGATTGGAGATTAATGACAGACCATTTCGTTGTCGAAGATAATGTCCTATTTGATATACATATTTTAGATGCGGCTTGGTGCAATTCTATCCACACTATACATTATAATGTCACGATGGATGGAAAAACAGAAGGCGGTGAAAGTCCTGAATTTAGGAATGAACATCAATTTATAGTCACAATAGCAAATCTTAGTGAAGGAACCCATCGTGCGTATATAGAAATTACTAATGGTTCTATATCCCTATTTGAAAGCAAAACAATAGACTTTGAGTATGATGAAGTTGAAATGGAAAGCGCAGTATATGGATGCACCAACTCAACGGCACTAAACTACAACGAATCGGCAACTCACGATGACGGTTCTTGTGAATATCCACAGGAAGAGGAAGAAATCACAGATGATTGCTACGCTTACTTCTATGATGTGTTTTCCTATTGGAACGAAACTAATGAATCGCTTTACAACGAGTTTGACGTTGATTTCTCCTGTCAAGCAAATGTCACAGTCTTTATTACTATAGATGCTTGGAATTATGCAAACGAAAGTGTGTTATTCCATGTTGAAGATAACTTTACCACTTATCACCAAGAATGGGATTACCAATACCTAGACTTTTACGATAAGCCTTATCAAACACCATTAAACATACAGTATCAAGTTTATTATAACGGAACGGTGCAAGATGAAGTATGGTATCGGGTCGAGGCATGAGAGATAGCACTAAGATATTTATCAAAGTCGGCTTTATTTGCTTATTTTCAATGTTAGTATTTACATTACTCGCTATGATGCAACAAGATTTATAGGTCATTGCTCAACTCCACGCATTATGTCGTGCGGATGTAATTGTGAAACAGATGTCGAAGCCGAAGTAAAATGTGTTGGAGATTGCACTACCGCTTCCAAGTGTGAAGCGCAAGGTTATTGTTCTAAGTCAAAAGAGGCCGGATATAAGAAAGAAAAAGCAAGCGAATGCGAAAATGTTTGTCCACCCGGCGAGGAAATGGTTGACGGAGAGTGCCAAGTAATTTCTGTTAGTCTTGACCTATCAATAGATGCTACAAATACTTTTGTTGAGGCATCAACAGGACAGACAGTTATTGAGATTACCGGCGTTGCTTTCCATGAAGGATTCAACAAGAATGCTTGGGCTATTACGCACGAAGGAGCAAGAAGTGTAGCAAGGCAGATGGAAGGCGCAGACCTTACCCTAGACCACCCTGACCCTATAGAGGGTGAGAGTGGGTTTGGGCGAAACACCGATGGTGGAGTCGAGAAGGCAAATGTGGGAGTTATAACTTCTGCTACTTACCTTCCTCTTATTAGTGGCGGCTATGAGGTTAGATATATAGCCCATGTGACCCGCCCTGAATTATTTGAGAGTTTAGAGTCCGGCCTGTATCTGAGAGAAGACTACGGTGTTAGCATCGGCGGGTCGGGCATACCTGTCTCGGCTACAGAAGACGGAATTACGTTCGGAGAAGACTTTACTTTTGACCATTTGGCTATAGTCTATCGTCCAGCATACCAACGGGCTAATATAGAAAGTGTCAAGAGAATCGAAAAAGAAGAAGTAATTGAGGCAACCTTTATATCACACTCGGAACCTGACGAGGTTTGTAAGGATTTGGTGAACAACATGAGTGAAGAAAATGTAAACCCCGAAATCGACTACGAGGCTCAGATTGAGGCTCTTAAGGCAGACCTAGTTCTTGCCTCATCCCGTGTTAGCGAGTTTGAGGCTATGGAAGAGGCCCGTGCAGAAGAGGCTCGCTCCGCTCTTGTTGAGAGAGCAACTGAGATTGGAATGTCAGGACACGAAGACCTACAATCAGAAACCCTAGAGAATTTGATTGCTTCGTGGGAAGCATCCCACCCTGAGCCAACCGCAGTCGAGATGAAGCCCATAGATGAAAGCCCTGATGAGATGGAGACTCCCGTAGTTGCTTCGGAAGAAGTTAAGCCCGTAGTGGCAAACTACCTAAACGGAACTCTAGTGGAGTCCGATGAGGGACTTTACGCTCGATGCTACAACGCATGGGCAAAGGCATGGAACGGAACACTCGCAGGTGACGAAGGCGCTATGAAAGCCAAGACCTACGAAGAAATAAAGGAGATGATTTAAAATGGCATACGGACAAGGAACAGACCCAAGAGGTGTAGCACTACTAGCAGGGGCTTACGTTAAAGGCCCCGGTAAGATTATATCTTATCAACAGGATGAGGACGCAGTAAAACTGTGTGAGGCCGGAGAGTTCCCATTGGGAATTTCTGCTGGTGAAGGTAGTAGGGCAGCAGGTGGCGCTTATGACGCTTCCGGCGCAACTGTATCTTTCTATCCTCTCGGTGCAACCCTAATGGTTCAGGCAGTAAATGGCGAGACATGGGAAACCGGAGAGATAGCATACTGTGGTGCAAACGGGCTTGTGACTAAGACCGCAAGTTCAAACAAGAAACTCGGAATATATGTGGGCGCAACAATGGGGTCGGCA